TCCATATCCTGTTGAGATGCTGTCTTTGCAACTCTGTTTTTACTTGGGCTAAGGTTTTTAGTGGCCAACGGTTAAATTTTAGTGCTATTCTAAATCTTTTATACCATCTACTTTTCTTCAACCTCTGCCATGCTTGTTGTATAGTCATGGTCGTACAGTACGTAGGTGCTATAGAGTTAGTAGTAGGTGGTTATATACAGCACGAGCGGGTAACTCGTGTAGAAGAGGGAGTATTTCATCCCTCTTGACCGCTGTTTCCACCCACGAGGAGCACCACTTCCCCGTGTATTATGGAGGGGTTACGCTACATCCAAGTCATATCATTACCTCTAGCCAATCCTCTAGCCTCTTTACGTTGGTCTAAATCCAACCCCAACACCATATGGTTAGCTTCTGCCTGGGGGTCATCCATCCATGCCTCTAGGTGATCTAACCACTCATCTCTCTTTCTGTCTTTTATTGATTGTTGAGCGGATATGGCGAGGGCATCTGTAAACCATTTAACGCCTTGGGCGAGAGAGTCGATTCTGTCATCGTGTCTAACAGCCCCTCTTTCTCTGCACATTCTGCTGATTTGGTAAGCAAGCATATATTGGAATCTATTTTCAGTCGCCTCATCTGCATTACTTTTATAATCCCACGTAATGACGGCAGGATCAACAACAAGCCTATGCTGGTTAAAGACAGGCTCAAGGCTATCAATAATACGGTGCTCTTTGCGGACATTTGCTCTAGTCTCCTCTATGTTAATGTTTGTTTTTGTCGTCTGACAATGTTTTCTAAATAGCTCTGATACAATACCATCGCCAAAGTTGCTCTCGATGAGCAATGTACTCGCACCATACTTACGGCATCTCCTTAATATGTCTAATAATGTACGGTCACTGTAACCGTCTCTAGTGGCATATATCTCATGTATGTATATAAAACCATTTAACTGTGATAAGAAGCATGCTACAGTCTCATCAGAGCCCCTTCCAGAGGGATCTACGCTGCATATAGTCTCGCTATACTCAACCCACTGACCTTGAGTAGTCATAGGGCTGTAATAGTAGTCTCCGGGAAGCCCCGCACATGGCAGGTCTTTCAATAGATTACGTGGATCTGAGCACCATATAATGTTTTCTGGTGCATGTGTAGGGTTTACGGGTGTAACAATTAGGTCTGCAAACTTTAATGGGAACTTTTCTGCGTCAGACAAGGTAGTGTCTAACATAAACTGTAGCATAAAGTTGCTACGTCCCATAGATGCTTCTCTTTCTAACAGGTCTGACTCTTTAAAACGTGTATCTGTAGGTTTCCATGCCATATCTCCCTTTTCTATGTCCTCTACTAACTGTGGAGCTAGTAAACCATCATACATAGCAATCTTGCGGGGGTATCTAGCTGGCCAAACAAATGGTCTATAGCTACGTTCTCGTAGTTTATTGTAGACAGTAAAAGTGGTTTGAGGAGTTCCCAAGAACATAATCCTAGAATCACGCTTAGGAGTAAGGATAGACTCACATTCAGTAACCAACTGTAAAAGTTTTTCACGTTGTAGTTCTGTCATACTGTTGTTTGGTACTTCGACATCATCTAGTACCATAAGGTCAGCTCTAGATCCTGTAAGCTGTCCTGTAATACCCACAGACTTAACTGAGGGTGCTTGGTGCGGTGCTGCTGGCCCCACATCAAATGATATACGTGACCATCTTTGGTCATCGTTTTTTGGCTTTAGGTGTGATAACCAAGGTACTTCTAGTATTAGTCTTTGACAGAAGATTGAGAATGAGTCTGCTCTATCTTTTGAAGCAGAGACGACCATAATCTTTTTATCTGGGTTATTGAATAAAGTCCAAAGGACAAATGCAGCAGTAATCCAAGACTTACCAACGCCACGAAACGCTTGGATTTGTAATCTTTTTGGGCCATGTTGTAAATATTCAGCGATACATAGTTGTGCTCTGGTAGGAGCGGGTAGGTTTAAGTGTGTCCAAACAGCTGTAAGAAAATACCTAAAGTCTTTTTGGAGTTGTTCTTCTATAGTCATGGTGCAGTAGTCTCAGATGCTGAGGTAGGATTTACGTTTACAGTCTCACCAAATGGGTTGTATAACTTAGTTGGGTCATTCATAAACTTTATTTCTGCCTCACGTCTGTTCATAAGACCTAGTTCAGGCTTCATGCTTTCGCCTTTAATAAACTGACGCATCCAGTATTGTATATCATTCATGTTGCCACTGTCTAGGGCTGCACGTATGTTAGGGTTTACGGGGTCATCAAAAACATTTACACCGTTGTTAAATGCAAAAGATATAATACCAACTTTTTCTCTATCTGACATTTCATTGTATGTAGGATATTTTTTAAGAAAATTATGTATAGCATTAGTCTTTTGTCTTAGTAATGGTTTGGCTTCTTCTTTACTCATAGTTTCACCCATCTGAACTCTAGTCTGTTCATCACCGTAAAACTCAAAACCATAACCAATAGTAGGATTACCTAGAGTACCATCCTTCATCTTTACTTGGTATGCTTTGTCTCTAAAACTTTCATGTTCCATTAAGAAGTCGTCAGCTGCATTTAACAAAGCGTCCTCGTTAGATGTCACAATCGGGGGCTGTGTCATAATTAATACTCATGTCGTTTAATCCTTTTACCTCTGAAGGTATTATCTTTACCCCTGGATCACTACGCCAATCCTCACAAAAATCACATAGTTTGTTGTATTCTTTTACAGCATCATCTACAGCTTTTTTAGCTTTGTAGTCTATGTATTTAGGTTCTATCCATAGCAAAAACCACACCATAGCCCAACGTAAGGGCTTAGGTGTAGTATATGCGATGTCCTTGAGTTCTTGTAATAGTAATTTATTAGGGTGAAATAGTTTGTTCACTAATCCAATTTAAAATTAAGTTTTCTCTAAAAGGGTTTGGCGGGAACGTAGTACGAAACCACGTTAGCCAATTCATACTTCCTTTTTCTTGATTACATCTTCTACAGGCAGGAACGCAGTTTGTAGACATGTGACTGCCACCCAAACATCTGGGACGCACATGGTCAATGGTAAGATCAAATTCATGATGTTTTTCTCCGCAATAAATACATTCATAGTTGTTTGCCTCCTTAATAGCTTTTCTCCAGAGTTTCTTAGCGTCTGTTGATGTCATGACTATTAAGTTTTGTGTGTAATCTTTATAAGTAGGAAGTAATGGTGTCATTTTTTACCACGATTTCTTGCTCTGTTTGCTGAAACATTTTCACGTACTAATCTTCCTGACTTAGTGTGTGAAAAATCCTTACCGCCCTTACCTTCTGCCCCCGCTTTTCTACGGGCTTTTTTAAGTGCCACTCTGTAGGCAATGGCTTCTTTGGATTTGTTACGCTTTCTGTTGTATGCGTTTTTCTTTTCTCTGGATGCGGGGTTATCCCTGTAGTTTCTTGCACTTCGTTTAAGTTGTTTACGTGGTAATCGTCTAGGAGCCATTTCTAATTACCGATTTTTGTACTGTGTCAAAATCGACATTTGGCATAATGTCTGCTAGTTGAGATAAAGGTGACGTGTCAAACGCTACACCTGTTATATCATTTTTATATAGCCAGTCAGCAGCAGCTTTTAGGTCAGCGGTAGTAGCTTCACCGCTACGTATTCTGTCTATTAGCTCAGTTGTAACTAAATTATGTAATTCGTTAAACTGTTGCTCTCCTGCTCTGTTCATTTAATATCTAATCCTTTTTTAACTATTGCTAGAGCTTTATCATCAAGCTCATTGTCTGACATTTCTACTAACTTTTCTAGTAAGTCTACGACAAATACTTTAAACTTGTCACTTTTTAAAAAAGTTAAAACGATTGGTTTTAGTAGTGCTAACATCTTTCTTAGGTAATAACGATTGTATAGGTACGATGTCTTGGCACATGTGAGCTACACGGCTGCCAGGGTATATCGTAAAACCCTTTTGTTGTAGTTCTGCACATTTAAGTGCACGAACAAGCTCGTAGTCAAGCCTCATCTTTTCTTCTTGTCTCTTAGCTATTTCTTGACATTGTTTAGTCAAGTCACGGTTAAGTGGCACTGAAAAGTTTATTTGAAAGCCCCAGTTTTCTGATATAACATAACCTTCATCGTCATACGGTGAGGTGTCATTACCCATATAAAAGGGGCTAAACGTCATTGTTGATCCATTACAAGATATGGAAGAACCATATTGTTGTCTAGACGGTGCTCCATTATTTTGAAATTGCACAGCCTGATTGGTAACATTTCCTGTTGCTGCTGCCACAGGGTTGGACGAGTTATTGGTGTCTCCTTCTGCATATACAGGTGTTATTGTGAGAATACAGAAAGCGATGTAGTAGTAGAGTTTATTGTAAAGTTTCTTGTGGTGTCCCATTGTTCTACTAATCCAGCTGATCTTGATGTGGTTTCTAGTGACCAAGGTAGAGTTGCATCTGTTATGGTAAATGTAGTACCACTACCTGCTATATCAGCAGATGGTGTTATATTTGACCCATTCCAAGTCTTTACTTCAGCACCAAAAACTTGACGCTGTTCTACTTCGGTTATAGTTTGTGTGGTAGTGGTTGTAGAGTTCATCGACCCTGTAGTAAACTGGGGCGTGACAGTATTAGCATATGCACCTGCAGGTAGCAGTAGCATAGCAATAAGTAGTTTTTTCATGGTTTGGGTTGTTTGTCTTTTTCGCCTTTTGTTCTACCTGTAGATAGCCCGAACGTGGCCAGTGCCCCAGTAAAAATCGAGGCTACGAACGTGATGTCGGACGATGCACCTACAGGTTTTTTAACCATAGGTAACTCAACATAGTTAAGAGTAATAATAAAACCAGACCAAACAACAACTCCTAGACGTACGATTGCACCTAGTACTGCCATCTGTTCATCATGGTCGTCTACATTTTCTTTTAGTTTTTTTAGGAAACTTTTGGGTTGTCCTTTGATAACCTTATCTTCTTCCATGCTGTTTTAAGTATTGGTTTCATAGCTGTAACAACCCATTTAAAAGCTGCTGTTGCAGTTAGGGTTGCAGCTACAGAAACGACTGCTGTAGTAGAAGCCGTTATTAGTATTTCGTTTTCAGGTAAAGG